TGCCGCTTACGTCAGCGAAACGACCGAAAAGAATATCAGGGGTCAGGTCGGTGCCGATGACCTGCGGCCCCGCCAAAGTGTTGTTGATAGAAATTTCGGCGGCGGTCACGAGGCCAAGAACAACGCCACCTTCATAAATTTCGCCGTTGACAGCGGCAAATGGCGTGGTCTGCGGAGTCGCGGTATAGGTAGAGGCTACAGAAGATGCTGAGAACCCTGTGCCGTCGCGGCCAACGACACTGAAGGTCGCCGTGACCATGCCAGAAGCCGGGATGGAAATAGTCATCTGGCTCATACGGACGCCACGGAACTGCTGGTATAGGTTGCGGTCTGACAACCAACGCTCAATGGTGAAAGAGCGATAGGTGTTGCCGATGGCAACCTTGCGGCCTGCAACCGAGATAGTAGCAGAAGCGGTAGCCGTGGTCCCGATAGTGCCGGGCTCAACCTCGATGGTGGACACGCCGACGCTCAGTGCGGTGAAGAAGCGATCAGTCAGACCAGCCACTGCGGGGGTTGCGGTGATTGCGAAAACGTCGCCAACGCGAACTCCAAGCGTCGGAAAGTTGGCTGAGCCCACCGTAATACGGTTGGTGGCAGAGTTGGAAGCGACGCTGGAGAAAGGAGCCGAAGCGCCGGTTGCCCAAGCGCCGCCCATGATGGCCTGGATAAAGTCATCCCAAGACTGCTGAGAAAGCTCGCCAACAATGTCGCCGGTGACGGAGCGATAGCCGTGGCGCACATCTTGGCGCATACGGTCAGAGCGACGCTCCTCGGACTGATAGGCTTCCTTCTGAAGATTGACCGAGAAACTTACGTCCCGGATTCGCTGAAAAGCAGAACTGACAGGGGTAGAGCCGAAACTCACTTCCGCAATATACCCTAGTTCAGTAAGCGAACCCGCTGCAATTGAACCGCTCATGTTGTTCTCCTAAGAACTTAGGGCGGCAAAAATGCGTTGCCGCTAAAAAATATATACCTTTCCACGTATAATTGAATGGTTCCTAGCAAGTCAATGCGTGCTTAAGTGGGGACGTAGGAGAACCAAGGAACAGTCAGTCGGATACGCCAGAACGGGCCTTCTCGGTCATTCAACGCCATGCTCGGCGTGGCTTCGATGTTGACTGAAATTGAGTCGCTTGTCAGGACAAGGCCGCGATAGAAATGCGCCCTGATCCTCTCCGCCAAGTCAGAAGCCGGATTGGGGCCTTGGTCTTGGGGTGCATAAACATCAACCTGATAGACGCCGCTCTCGAAATCCATGGCGCTCCTATGGTTGGCGGCAGGGCGCGTCGGTGCTGGTAAGAAGTTCACCCGCAAATGGATTTCCGTAGTCTTGGGCGTAAAAGATACGTTCTCCCACGCCACACTAGGAAGCGAAGAAAGGCTGTTGAGACGCGCGTTCAGGGCGTTACGGATTGACTTCAAACTCATCGAACTGTCCTAGCCACGCGGGCCGCATTGGAGACGAGAGAGGGCCACGCCTTGGCATTAACGCGCATCATGCCATAGGGGGCTTGGAAAGAGAACCCAGAGGGTAGCGTTTTGACTCGGCGTTCGTTGTCAAAATCATACCCGCCAAATTCCAATTTACCAATATATCCAACCGTATTAACAAGGTAGAGCGTGGTGTGGACACGAGGGGAATAGAGCGCGTAGTTAGCAGCCGCGTCCCGAGAAGTCGCTTCGCCTGTTGGGTCTAAGCGGTAGGCATTAGAATTTAGATTGGTATCAAATCCAGCAACCCATCCGCCTCTTGCCCGACCTACGCTATCAGGGTCGTGCATACCGAAAGGTTGGTCAATCGGCGTGGCTTTGATGATGTTCGTGGCGAGTTTAGTCGCAGCGCCAGAAACCGTTCGAGCAAGTCGGCGTTCCGTCCTTTGGGCGAAATTAGCAACTTGCTCTGCGAACATTATTTTTGAGCCAAAAGTCGATACATGACAACGGTGCCACTTTCCGGTATCGCCTGCACTCGTGTAATCTTATACGGCTCAGTAGTTGGTACAGGGGAGCCGATTGTCATCCCTGGCTTTGGTGCGAACGCTGCGCCACTGGCAGTTAAATAAATTTCGACTTCAGAGGTTTCAGCAAACTCGGGGTCATCAAAACGACTATCACGCGAAAAAGATTTTCCGCGTAAATCTTGTGTGGCCGTGCTTGCAGTGACCGACCCCGTTGAGGGATTGAATACCTGATCGCCTTGTCTCGATACTCGGAAAACGTCGCCGTATTTCTGAAGTAGGCGAAGACCTGTTCCGTCGCGAAGCCGTTCAAAAATACTAGCGCTCATGTCCTGACGATCTGTGGGAAACCAAGGGGTTGGCAAATAGGCTTTAGGATGAACTCGATGTCCCGAAATAAGGGCAAAGACCTCGCCCTAGAATCATACTTCACACGAATTGGCCCGATCTGTTCTTCGAGAACGGAATCGCTGCGCGTCAAATCAGGGATAAGGTTCTCCCCATTACGTGACCGAAGTGCTAAAGCGCACACCGCATCTTTCAATTCTTTTGGAATCTCGCTTTCATCAACTGTCCAGCCATCGCGGCGAACAGCATAAGCACGGGGCCAAGAAAGGGCCTGATTTTCTGTCTTCTTAAGCCCGACCCAGCGTTCGTAATATGCACCTTCGACATAGCGCATAGCCTTCATAATATCCGCATCCGCCGATACCGGAGGAGCGAGGCCATAGAGACGTGCATAAGCCGCAACGTCCGCGCCAAGAACGTATGTCTGAGAATTGGTTTTACCCGAACCATCTTCAAGAATAAGAGCCATAACTTCCACCCCATCCGAAGGTTCGGGTTATATCAATTTCCGCCAGACTTTACAAAGGCATCTCGTTCGTCAAGCCAAACAGCATCCGCTTCAGGTGAAATGGTGTTGCCCATCCAAGGGCCACCTAGCGTATAGTGGGCAATCTTTGCCGTCTGGATATCGTAGCCCGGCTCACCGATAAGCGCGTTCCACTCTTGTGGTAGCGCGCCGATGTGCTTGTCTGGGTCTTTAATCCAGTCAAACCGATGTAAATCCCGCCCAGGCACAGAATTGATATGTGCAAGGTTCAAGCAATCATTTGCAAAATGATTGCAGTTGAACGCCATGACTGAGGACCAATTCTTGAAACTGTAGCTAGTCTGGATTTGACCATCCATCTTTAGCAGGGTGGATGGGTTATACTGGTGCTTGACGCACATCACTGCATACTTGCTTTCTAGCAAGTCAAACAGTTTTGCAACGTCATCTAAGAATAGGACATCGCAATCGACAAAGACGGCCCATCCTGCATAACCATATTTTGCTCTATGCAGGATTGGAGTCAAAAACCGGCTGATCGCGAACTCTGTTGCCTGCGGGGCTTCTGAAATCACGTCCCACAGTTTGCCTTCTCGCGTTTCAGTCTGACGCCAAATCATCCCTTGATCGCGTAAGTCGTTAATTTTGAGAGGGACAACGCTGACGGGCACAGAGGCCCGCCGCTTCAAACTGAACTCTGCTACTTTATACGCTTCGACTTCTCGGCTATCGAAGCCCATATAGATGGTCGGCACCATCAATCCCACCCAAGAATAAAATCGTCAACGACGCGCTGCTTAACCGTGGCGCCCCAAGACAAAAGCAATTCGAGTGCCGCATACTGCTTCCACTCAAAAATATCCCACGGCTTTTGCTCGATACAAATAATAGGTTTGCACCGCCGGATCGTGCCTTCAGCACCAAGAACGATGGGATATTCATACCCCTCTACGTCCATCTTGATCGCGCTTACAAAAGGATGGTTCTCTGCATCGAGCGTAGTTAAAGGCACGGTGTAGTTGATGGACGACGCCTCTCGCTTTGCGGTATCTTCCGAGGCGACATGAGTGCCCGCTGTAACTTCGGGGCGATACTCCATGACCACTTCGCCAATCGTGTTGCCTAGAGCTACACGCCTTAGCTCGACATTAGGCGTAGGCTTCTCTGGATGCTCAATGGTATTGAGCATAAAGCACCGCTGGTTAATCTCGATAGGCTCGTAGGCCACAACGCGGTCAAAAGCACGGGCGAAGTGCATAGACCACATACCGACATTGCCACCTACGTCCAGCACTAGGTTGCGCCGATTGGTAGGAGTGTGGTTGAGCATGGCGACTAAGGTATGAAGCTGGTAACTCCCTTCACCCTTGCTGTTCCGCTTAGCAGCACCTTCAAGGAAAGGAAGAAGGTGTTCCTCTGTGGCGGGAAGCCAAATTCCCGCCACCTTCTTGATATCTGTCATTAGGCTTGCACCACCACATCAGAGTTGTATGAAGCCCCCGCCTGCTTGCGTGCGCCCTTCAAATGATCCACATACCCACGCCAATCAGAATTGACGATGGGGTGGCTTGTATTGAACGAAAGATCATCCCCGAGATTGACGGCGCGCACCATACCGTCCTTCACCCCGCCGGCTACGAGCGTATCGAACACGTGGCAGTCTGTCCAAGCAGGCAAGCGGAAAACTTGGTCCTCGACGTAGACCTGCCAGAAGATGCGGAGCATCGCCACGACATTGGCGTTGTTAACGCGGAACATAAGGATGCCCGCTTCTGTATGGTTATTGTTGCGAGGGAAATGTCCGATGTGCGCCCAAGTCGGGAACTTATCAACCAAGAACGCATCTGTAAGAGGCTTCTTGAATACCGTGTCCCCATCAAACCAGACCAGAACTTCTGGCTGATCCTTCAAATCTAGTGCGCTAAAGATGCGGAGGGCCGCAGCAATCGCAGCAGGCTTATGGGAGAACTTCACCGCGTCAAAACGGTAGTCGTATGTGCGTCCAAATCGTCCGTGGACTACAGGAGAGTTGTGCCGCGCCTTGAATTCTGTGAGGCTGGTCGCTTCTTCGTCCAGAGCGAAGAACTTCACAAGCGGCGTATCAACCGTATCATGAAGCAGAGCGGTGTCACTGAACACCCAAAGCTCAGAATCGGTCAGTGGGTTGGCGAGGTATGACTCAATCATATTTCGCCCGTATGCCTCGTAGCCTTCCTGGCTAAAAGACGTAATCGCTAGATACTTCATAGTGCGCCTCTGATTTTAGATCGGTTCGTCGGACTGCGGTGCGGGGGCGGGATAGACTTCAGGCTCTGGCTCAGGCTTGGGCCTCGCCTTTGACTTTGGCATTGCCTTGACGCTGGACCGCACATGCCCCACAAGGTCGCGCAAAGCCATATGCCGGGTTGCTTCTTCGCACAGCGTATTTAACGCCGTAGCGTCAACAATTACTCGATTGCTCATAGAACCTCATCACTGATTGACTTCGGCTTTCGACCGGGCTTGCTTTTGACCTTTACCGTTTGGCTGCCGCCAATGACGGGCACTTCGCGCGTTTCAATTTCGGCTTCCTCCGATGCCTCTACGGGATCAGAGATAGCGGTTGTAAACTCGCTCTCTTTAGGGTCGTATGTCGTAACCGCAAAACCCGAACGTGCCTCAAAGGCTCGCTGCGGGTCTGCGTACGCCGGAGACGAAGGGTTGTGCTTACGAGCCTCTTCGATACGCTCTTGCTGCCGTTCAAGCGCCACCATAGCGTCTGGGGCTGAGCCTCCTCGCATGGAGACAAGTTGCCATCCTGACCAAGCACTGAGGTTATCAGCATACTTGGTCTGATTGACAATCTTTGTTCGACCTGTCGCCTTATGGCGTAACTTCACTGTCGGCAGTTGCATGTCACCCTCTATCCATAAATCTTCTTGTCGATAGGCTTGGGAATCCAAACCTGCATCACAACCCGATTGGGCTCGTGGCGGTGCATCATGTAGATGCGATTGGCTACAGCCATATCATATGCTTGTCCAACCGTCATAGGGGCCGTCGGATATGTTTTCCATAGAAGCGGACGCACTTCGCGGTTACGCTCGCCAACGTCAATCCAAGTGTTGAAAGCCAAGGTCATGTGCCATACTCTCCGATAACGGATGCGCTTGTAGACTGCTTGAGTCTGCATTTATCGCAGATGCGATTATGCGCGCCATCACTATCAAAGACTTGCGAACACGACAAGCATTTCTTTGGGATTTTTGGTTTAATTTCTAAAGAAAAAGCGTCCATCTCCCATTTTATTTGGACGTGCGTCACGTCCCTGCCAAGCGCCTGAGCGATTTCAGGGATCGTGAAACCCGCACGTTTCCAGTCACGCGCTTGGCGTAAATCTCGCTCCGTCCAATATCCTATATCGGGAGGAGGTTTATTATGCCGCGCCATTACTCACTTGGCACAGCATACTGCTGTCAATCCGCGTCATAGGCACCATAATAGGGTAAAGGTCGCACAAAAAGCATAGCGTCGCTTCTATGCTCGCTTTGCTTTTTTATGTCAATATCAAAATTACTCTCGCTGTCAAAAGCCTCAACCCATGCTTGGCAAAGTCGGCTGCGAACAATGTCCTTACTGGTGAAGCGGCAGACCTCGGCACCGATCTGGTAGCGCTTTGCCAAATCGACTACGTAGGTTAGGCCAGAGTCGCGGATATCGCTCTGCTGTGGGTCGCCCGAGACGATAACCTTACAATCGCCAAGGCGCGTGACAAAAAGGCGCAACTGTTCCTTGGTGCAGTTCTGCGCTTCGTCAAGCAGAACGATAGCGCCGCCGTCGAAAGTGCGGCCTCGCATGAACTGGAAAGGGGCAAACTCAATGGTCCCCTTACGGAGCCATTCTTGTGCGCGCACTTTGCCGACTAGCTTTTCAATCACATCTATAATGGGGATTGCCCAGGGCGTAAACTTCATATTGAGGTCGCCAGGGAGGAAGCCAATATTCTCGCTGCGGTCAGAAGAAATCATAGGTCGAGCGACGATGAACTTCCTGCATCGTTCTGCCAGTATCTCTTGCACGGCATAATGCGTAGCGAGGTATGTCTTGCCTGCGCCTGCGGGGCCTAGCGCAAATACTTGCTGGTATTTCTGAATTGCTGAGAGATACTTAGACTGTGCCGGGTTTTTTGGAGAAAGAGGAGCAAGACTAAACTCAGGCGTTTGAACTTTTGGGGTCTTTGTGGCTTTGCGGGTCTGGCGCTTCTGAGATTTGGTCAGACGGATTGCGGCCACTGAAGTCTCCTATGCAAGTTTAGCCACTAAAAAGTAGAAAGGTTGGTGGCACTAAGCAATGCCTTGACTTATCTTTCTCGGTTAAACGAGTATCCTCGGCCTTAAAAAAAATGCCGCCACTTTTTTGTGGCGGCATATTTTTCAGTACATTCCGAGCGCCTTTAGATAGGCGTCCCGAATTGCCTCGCGCTCCTCTCGGTCATCCCTATCTTCCGCGCGCATCTTGATAACTTCACGGATAACCTTGGGGTCAAAACCCGCCCCCTTAGCCTCCGCCATGATATCCTTGATAGCGCTTTGGATATCCTTCTTTTCTTCATTAAGGCGTTCGACACGCTCAATAATGGAGAGAAGTCGGTCGGAGGCGATAGAGTTGTGGCCTGCTTCAGACATGGTTCTTAGTCCTCGTGGTTGATGGTTGTTGCGTTGTTCGCCAACATGGCGATACGATTCTCAATAAACGCAAAAATCTTTGGCGCTCGTGTCGGCAATTCGGCTAGTCCTGTGCCAAGACCATCCGTAGGCACTACTACCGTTTTCCCTATCATCATAAATGCGTATGCGATAGTGAGTGGAAAACGGATGGCATCCTCGACAAACTCGAAATCTTCATCCTTAAAATAAGACGCTTTTTGCGTATCTGGTGCCCACTTAGTAGGCACTCCAAAACTATTCGGGTGGCCCCGCATGGTGCTTGCTTGCCCACCATAACCTTGGCGCCGCATATTATCGCCAAAAAGAAAAATTGTATTTGGGAATTTTTCAAGCACATCTTGCTTAGAGATATGTTTCTTGAAGATAAGCGTTCCTGTCATTTTCTATACCTTTTACCAGACCAGCCTTCGGCTTTGACGGGCAGCCCTGCCGCCCAATCAGGCGTAGCAGCTACCAACGCTTCATACTCTGCCACGCTTCCGTATCCCTCGTCAACCTCAGAAACCACTTCGTCATGAACTGTCAACAACACGGGGTAGTTGTGTTCCTCAAGTCGGAACATTGACGATATCATGAGGTCGCGGGAGACAGCCTGCACCACGTTCTCGGTAAAGGTGCCAGGGCTTATGGTAGTTTGCTCCCATTTACGAGTCATGGAGTTCACTGCCATGACTTGCACGCCATTCTTCATCTCGCCCCAAGGTGTTTTTACCTTGCAGACGCGAGCCTCTGGATAGTTGAGCGCACGGCCTGATGGTAGAAGCAGGCGCAGGTTGCCATCGCGCATCCTGAACTTCATGTTCCGCAGTGTGACCACGCTATTTGGATTGCTGATCGCCCGCATTGCGGCGCGTTCCAAGGCGTGCCAAAGGCGCGGTATCTTAAAATAGGTTTCGCGATACAGAGTAACGACGCGCTTGTATTCTTCTTCTTCCAAGAAAATCTGGTCCTTGGCGCAAGTCAAAGCGAACTTAGAGGCACCCATGGCGTAGCCCAGGCCGAGCACTGATGCTTTTCCTAGCTGGCGGGAGCGTGCATCGTCTTTCTTGTTAATAGGTCTACCATAAATAATACTTGCAAAGTTGCAGTAGATGTCATCGCCATTCGCAAATTGGTCAACAAGGTCTTGCTGGCCAGCGAGCCACGCCAGAACACGGGCCTCGATAGCCGCAAAGTCTGCCGCGTAAAGCACCTTCCCTTTTGCGGCCATGACGAGGCTGCGGATCACGTCAGCAGCTACGGTCTGCACCGGGCCAAAGCACATCTCAATAAGGTCGATATCCCCTTTCTTAATATAAGGGATAGCCTCTTCAGGTTCTTTGAGAATTTCAGGGCGGGGCAAGTTCTGCAACTGAACCCCTTTGCCCGAGAAGCGGCCTGTAGACGCCCCGTGGTATAGCAAGTTGCCGTGGATGCGGCCTTCGCTATCAGCCATGTTGAGGATGGCTTGTAGCTTCTTTGTGGAGGACTTGGCGCCGATCTGGCGTATCTCTAGGACTTCGCGCACCTGTGGCGGCAGCGACGTATCCTTGAGCGCGTTAACGATGCCCTGCTTATCAAGACTCGTGAAGTGGCTGCCTTGCATGGCGAACCATTGGATCATTTTGTCGCGCTGATTGATCGTCGTGACAAGACCATTCGTGATCTTGGCAATACGTTCGTTCAGCCTGCCCCCCGCCTTCTCTACCAACTCTAGGGCCATGCGCGTGGTTTCAAGGTCTACGCTTATGCCCCTGTCATTGATGATTTGGTCAAGCAGATAGACTTGCCGCTCCGATGGTGAGAGAGGGTAAAGCCGTGTCTCGGCTAGGCGTTCAGCCTCCACGTCTGTGCGGCAATATTGATATAGTTTCTCAAGGCGCGCGAGGTATTCGATACGCTGCTTTTCACGCGTTGCCTCTGTCTTGCCAGTGATCTCAAAGTCGTCCCACCAACGGACGTGGGCGAAGTCGTCGTCATCGTCGTCTATCACGCGACTTTTTGCCCTTTCCTCGGCTTCGTCATTTTCAACATATGCCTGCTGCCTTCCATGTCCTTTTGGATCGGCAGGCTTAGTGCCTCGCCAAGCCCTTCCAATGACCGTGGAAGGGCCATGGCTGCTGCCATGGCGGCTGTGCAGAACCATTGCTCCAACGCCACAGGGGCGCAGCCATAGCGCGCTACGGCGATGTTCTTAGTAATCAGCCGTTCGAACTGCGCATTGTGCGCAAAAATCGGAAAACCCTGCCTGATATGCTTGTTCAAATCCATGGGCCACGGAAGATCAGGCGTCCATATCTGGACAGGTTCTGCGTTACGGCTATATCCCATGCACAGGATATCGGTGCTGGGGTGTTCAGCGTAGCGGTAGATGCCCACCAATTTGAGATTGGCGGTGGATTTAGTTTCGTAGTCGATGTGGTAAATGGGTGTATCTTGCATTGGAAAAAAGAAGGGGCATTTCTGCCCCTTCTCCTCCTGCCTTAGAACAAGTCCTTGGCATCGCCTTCGCTGATATTGCTACCCGCAACATCATCGAAGTCGTTATCAGCGCTGCGCCCACCGCCAGTTGCGATGCGCTCACCGTCGTCAATGAACTGAACATTGTTCAGTCCAAACGACACGCCCTTGTTGCCGCTGTTGTCATACCCGAAAGCATTGACGCTCGCGCGCACGAAGCAGCCAGGGTAGAGGCGATCTTCGTCGGTGATGACAGGGAACTTGCCTTCGACCTTCTTGCGGTCCACTACCTTGGGCTGCTTCTTGCTGCTTACGGTGATGAAGATGCAATCGTCGTCAAAGCCAGCGGTGCCTTCCTTGTCGGAACCAGGACGGAAAGGCGAACGCACATTCTTTGGCGGCTTGTCACCAAACTTGGCCTTAGCGGCAGCGCCAGCCGCCTTCTTCAAATTCTGGAACTCCGCTGTCTCCTGCGCGGCCTTGTCGAACACAAGAACACAGGAAAACTTCGGCGTGTTGCCATTGAACCCACGAGGCTCAAACAGAGCGGGGAAAGCAAGTCGGGCCTTGGGGGTAACTACGTTCGTCTCGCTCATCTGAGCGTTCTCCTTGGAGCCGGGTTGGCGTGCATTTTGCCCCTTGTGCGCGCACACCATTGCCCAGCCACGATGTTAAAGAGGGGCAAAATTATTCGTAGTTGCGGAAGCCGTCATGGTCCAACGCCAACGTGTCATCAAACTCTCCGCCGATCTGGACCACAACTGCGGGCCGTTTGTCGGATAGCGATGCGATGGTGTTGCCTGAAGATACTGCCACAATGACCTCTGCCAGTCTATCCTTAATCGCCTTCTTCTTACCAAGTTTTTCCTCGGCTTGCGCGGGCGAGATTAGCTTGCGCGTGAAGATATCATCGTCCTCAAGCCCCATGCTGTTCAGGAGGTCGATGGCATCATCTTCGCTTTGCCACTTGCGTTGCGCCCGCTTGGCTACGAGCTTGTAGCCAGGGACAGCGCCGCCCTGTTCCAGCTTACGCTGCGCGTATGCTTGGACAGAGTTGATCCACCCCTTGAACACATCGGCCTTGGCGAGAATCTGGCCGATCTGTTCTTCGCTCAGGCCCTCGGGCTCAGGAGGCAAAAAACCATCGTCAAACTCTGCTTGTGCCAGTGCTACCGCCTGTTCGTGTAGGCGGGGGCACTTAGGCTGCGCCAAGCAGAACCGGCAATGGTCGCCCGCGTTAAGGGCAGCATCGGCCTCCTGCGTCTTGTGTGCTGCGGCGAGAAGGTCATCCGCGAACTCGATGCGAAGTGAGTAGGCGTCTGTCTCGAAAGACCTGATATGCCCGTCAGCATGGCGGTAGCGGGGCTGCACGATGACCATGCGGATATGGCGCGGGAAGATGCCTTCCTGTGCCTCCAAAGCCAGCATGGCGCCCAAGGCATAGTAAGAAAGCTGAGGGGAGTTCTGCACCTTCACAGGCACACCAGCGCCATACTTCAGGTCCATTACGGTCAGGCGCTTCTCACGTTCATTCCAGATGACCGCATCCGCTGTGCCAAACATAGGCACAGGCGGATTAAGGGCCTCTAGCGTGAACCGTTGTTCGATGAACAGTTTGTTGCCTTTGGCTTCGGCCAGCACCGCGTCAACATAGACCTGCACCGCCTCAGCCATATCTTCCGTGACTTCGAAGCCCTCAATCTCCTGCTCTAAGAAGTCAGAAGCAGGCTTGCCTTGGCGCAAGCACATCTCCGCCAACTCGTGTGCTGCGGTGCCTTCGCGTGCATATTCAGAAGAGATATTTGGCATCCCCTCAGATAGATTGACAGAGCCAGGGCAGGCGATCCACCGAGAAGCGGAACTCGCGCCCAAAGAAGCATGGGCACGATCAGCATGGACAGGCAGGTTAGACATTGATGATGGCCCGCGTGATAGCCCGATAGTATTTCATGCACGCTTGGGCGTCAAAGTCTGATACTCGCGCCATTTGTGTGTTGTCCGCAATCTCCTTACGAGTTGCGTCAGGACCGATTTCAGAGAGTCGCGCAGAAAGTAGATCGCGGCAATACTTGCGGCCTTGCTCTGCGTTTTTAACAAACCATTCGTCGGGGAACATCGGAAAATCACGTTCTTCCACATTGAATGTATCGCTGTGGTAGGCGTCCATTTCCTGACAGTCTGCCGCTTCTTCCACAATCTCGATCTGTTGCGGCTCTACAACGGCCACGGACACTACCGTAGAAGCGTCAGTCTTGCGCGGCCTGCCGCGTGGGCGCTTCTCACCTGTAGAGGCAACAGTAGTCGTATTCTCCACCGTATCCTCTTCTAGGCTCACGCCCGCAAGAAGGTGGATAGCGTCGTTAGAAATTCTGTGGATGCCTTTGATCGCCGTCTCGGCAATCAGGGCAATCGCTTCGTTGCGGTCCATCTTCTATCCCTTAGAGCATGATTTCGCTGATTTGCTTTGACTTGCGTATGATAACGCGAGTCAAATCTTCATCAATCGAGCCAGCCAATACCACGTATCTGGCAAGCACGCTAGAACTTTCTTGGCCGATTCGGTGAGCCCGCGCCGCTGCCTGGACGTTCTCGGCGGGGGTCCACGATGGTTCCATAATCAAAACATTATCGCTTGCCGTCAGAGTAATGGCCGAGTTAGTAGCTGTGATCTGCCCAATAAAGACACGGATATCCGGTTTACCTTGAAAGTCATCAATCGCCTTTTGTCGAGTATTCCGTGCGGTGTCCCCTGTAATCACGACAGGGGAAAAGGCTTTGAGCTTTTCCGCTACTTGTGAGATAACTTCTCGATGGTAGCAGAACAGGATAATCTTCTTCGCGCCATTCTCCAATTCTTCTTTGATGAAATCACTTGTCGGCTCTACTTTCGCAAGCCCGACAGCACGGCGCAGGGATGCAAGCGCTTGCTTATCCGCATTACGAAGAATATCGTCTGATAAGGTGCCATCTTTGTTATGGTGGTTTGCTGCCGCTGCGGCTAGGACGGCTTTGACTTCTGAGATGGCTTGGGTTTTCTCAAGCGCCATCACTTCCTTGAGCGCGGACTTGGGCGGCTCAAGAACAATCGTGCCCCATTGGAGTGCGGGCAACTGCGTCAACACATCTTCTTTCTTACGTCTGATGAAGAAACCATCAATACGTTGGCGCAATTCGCCTGTATTTTTGTTGCCTTTAATACGCTCAACTGTCCGCATACCAAAATGCAGTATGTCCAAAACGCAAAAGTATTTTACGAATTGAGCATAGGTCATACGCCCATCTGGCGTTTGTAGCCGCTCGGGGGCTAGTGCGCGTAAGTGCGTGTAGATTTCTGAAGCATTGTTTGGCAGCGGAGTGCCAGTCAGAATCCATGTGCGTTTGGTGGCGGCTAGAATGCCGCCTTGGCCGTTAAGCCTTTCGCCATAAACTGCCTTCGTGCGCAGGGCTGTTCGGTTCTTAAGTGCGTGCGCTTCGTCTATGATAAGAAGATCAAACTCCATATCAAGAATTTTAGCGCGTAGTGTAGGATTGGCAAGCATATCGTAGCTAACAATAACCACATCTGCTTCAAGTGGAATGTCAGACTTGATATTTTTAATCACGAAAGTTGTTCGTGGAATTATCTGCCAATTCAGCATTTCGCGCTGCCAGTTGATCCGCGCCACGGCAGGGCAAACGACTAGGATGCGGCGCAGGTTAAGGGCATCAGCCGCCCTGATCGCCTGCGCCGTTTTACCAAGCCCCATATCGTCAAAAAGACCGGCATTGGAGTTGTCGGTCTTTTTGGCGACAAGAAAGTTGACGCCTTCAATCTGGTAGGGGAGAAGGCCGTCTTGCCAGTTAGGCATTGCTCAACCCGTAATAGGCCAGCAACGCACTCTCCGCCCTACCATCATCCTTCACGCGCTTGAACAAATCTACCTTGTCAGGGAACAACGCCATCGCCTTCAAGCGCGCTCCTCCCTTGTCAGCAGGGATGTTCATGCGCCGCTTCCACGTTGCAGGGTGGACGAGCGTAGTAGGGATTTGAAGTGCCGCCAAGACCCCTTCGATCTGTCCGAGATTGCGCCCAAAAGAGAAAGCGCCGACAGCGCCTTCTCCTGGTCGAACGCCGACACTTTCAAGGAATGCCTTCTGCGGTGCCATGTTTTTTATCATAGCCGCGAGTGCCGCAGGGGGCACGCTCCTGCGCTTCTTACCGTTAACGACGACTTCGATAGTCGGCATGTCCTCGATAGCAAGAACTTTACCGTTTTGGTCAAGCAGGGCCAAAGCCCCGCTTAGACCTGGGTCGATGCCAAGGATCAAAATACGTCGCCCCACTCGCCCTTGGTCGCCGCCTTGCTATACTCAGTGGCGCGGTTCTCGAAGAAGTTGGTATGCTCCGGCGCGTTCAGCAACTCATCGAGCCAAGGTAGGGGGTTGTCCTTGACCTTGTAGATCGGCACCATACGCAACTGAAGCAAGCGCCTATCTGCGATGAAGCGGATATACTGCTTGATTTCATCGGCAGTCATGCCGTGCACAGGGCCTAGAGCAAACGCCAAATCAATGAACGCATCTTCATGCTCTACGATAGTCTTGCAGATTTCGTAGATTTCAGCCTTGAGCGAGTCGTCAAAAAGACTTGGATTTTCCGCGCAATAGGTGTGGAAAAGCCGGATGATATTCTCACAGTGCAACGTCTCGTCTCGAACAGACCACGCAATGATCTGCCCCATGCCCTTCATCTTACCAAAGCGAGGGAAGTTAAGGAGCATGGCAAAAGAAGCAAAAAGTTGTAACCCTTCAGTAAATGCTCCGAACGCGGCAAGAGTCTTGGCGACTTCGCGCGGATTATCGACCGAGAAGCTGCTGAAGTAGTCATACTTGTCGCGCATTTCCTTGATCTGCATGAAAGTGGTGTATTCACTCTCAGGCATTCCGACCGTATCAAGAAGATGTGAATAAGAAGCGACATGGACTGTTTCGCTAGTCGCAAAAGCGGACAGCATCATGACTACTTCAGTCGGCTTGAAGATAGGCAAGTAGTTGTGGACATAGTTTTCCGCCACGGACGCGTCAGCCTGCGTGAAGAAGCGGAAAATCTGTGTCAGTAGGTTCTTTTCAGAAGGCTCTAGGCGCTTCTGCCAATCACGCACATCGTCTGCCAGAGGCACTTCCTCTGGAAGCCAGTGGATGCGCTGCTGCTGAAGCCACGCATCGTAGGCCCAAGGATAGCGGAAAGGCTTGTAGCCGATGGACGGAGTGGTGAGGCTTGTCATATGTTGCCCTTTCAAGAAGACGCCTTTCTAGCACATAAGGTTGGGGGCGACAAGCGCGGGGGGCATTGCTTTCGCGCCTATCTGTATGATACTCCAAAATTGCTTTTTTCATAAATCTACGTTTTTATTCCGGGGAATATTCGCATGGCCGTTACCATCTCCCTGTATAACCACACTGCTCGGCGCTTTGCCTCCGGCGAAAATGCTTCTGGTGACGCGTATAAGTTGAAGCTATATGCAAGCACTTCTTTTGATGCAGCCGCTACCACTCTCGCGAGCGTCACTGGTGAAGAGACTACTGCGGGGACGGGATATACCGCCGGTGGTAAGGCACTTACAAACGTCGCTGTAACCACGGTCACGACGAACGACGCTAAGTTTGATGCTGATGACGTAGCGTGGGCCGCTACAGGAGGCCCGATCACTGCCGCTTTTGCCGTTCTATTTAACGACACCGACGCAAATGATCCTCCGTTAGCGTTCATTAATTTCGACGGCTCTCAGTCCGCAGGTGAGGGCACTGATTTCAAGGTAATTTGGAATACTAACGGTATCTTTACCTTTACTGTGGCTTGAAGATATTGAGTTTTTAGTTAACTAACGCACCAGCATGTCGTCTACTTGGTAGTTCGGAGCAAGAATATGTTGGCTTTCCTGATACCTCTTATTTCCACTACACCTGTTATTGGTTGTGGTGGGAACCTTTTTCGCAATAAGGATTGAGCCTCATGGCAAACTTGAAAATTTCGGAACTTACGGCAGCGTCCGCAATTGTATCGGGTGATATCTTTGAAGTAAGCCAAGGCGCTGGGCCTTATGGTTCGCGCAAAGCATCAGCGTCGCAAATTCAAACTTTTGTCCTCGGTGGATACCCGGGTTCAACTTCTATCACTACCGTGGGCACCCTAGCGACGGGGACATGGCAAGGATCAACGGTGGGCGTCGGCTACGGGGGCACCGGGGCCTCTACAGCGGCGGGGGCTCGAACAAGTCTTGGCGCTGCGGCTTCTGGCGCTATCACGTCTTCTGGGCTGACAATGGCTACGGCGCGCGTTTTAGGGCGCACTACTGCGACGACGGGGGCCATCGAAGAACTCGCGAGTCTGCCCATTTCTTTGGGTGGCACAGGCGCTACCGATGCGACAACGGCCCGCACCAATCTAGGACTAGCCATCAACTCTAATGTCCAAGCATGGGACGCCGACCTCGATGCTGTTGCCGCGTTGGCGGGAACTTCTGGATTTCTCAAGAAAACGGCAACAAATACTTGGGCGCTTGATACCGCCGTGGCTATTGCGCCGATTGTCACGGTGTTTTCGTCTGCTGGTTCGGCAACTTGGACGAAAAACCCGAATGCAAAGACGGTTCAGGTTCTTGTTGTCGGTGGTGGCGGTGGGGGAGGATTTGGTGGTTCGTATGCCGCTGTAGGCGGCGGGTCGGGTGGCGGCGGTGGCGGCAGTGCCGGTTGGTATTACCGTACTTTTAATGCAACCGATTTGGCGGCTTCAGTTGCGGTAACAATCGCCGCTGGTGGTGTCGCGGGTCAGAGCGGTGTTACTCCCACAGGAGGGACGTTGGCTGGCCAGGGTGGCCAAGGCGGCAGCACTTCGTTTGGTGCGTATATTGCGACTGGTGGTGGCGGTGGTGCTCCTGGAATTGCAATTACAGGTTCCGGTGGGGGTGGGGGTGGCGGATATGGAACAGGTGCTTCTTCTGGCGGATTTGGCACAAACGTTGCCGCAGGTAGCAACGCTAATGCTGCTGGTGCGGGAGGGTTTGGCGGGACTGTGGCTGGCGGGGCTAACGGCGTATTTGTAGGTTCTGGCGGTGGCGGAACTACCGCAATAGGCGCATCAAATCAAGGCGGAAATAGCCTTAATGCACCTGGGCCTTCCGCCGGGGGTTCTGGTGGTGGATTTAACGCTGCCGGAACTGCTCAAGCAGGCGCTATTAGCGGTGCGACCCAACGAGATACTGTTGGTCCGGTTTGGACTGCTGGCGGTGCGGTCAATACTGCGGGAACTGCCGGCGCGGCATATACAGCAGTTAATCTTGGGCCGTATGCAGGGTATTCAGGTGGTGGCGGTGGTGGTGCAGGTTCTACAGGCAATGGTGGCGCAGGCGGCGCTGGCGGACTTTATGGTGCAGGTGGTGGCGGCGGCGGTGCCGGCAACAGCACCAGCGGTTTCGTTGGTGGCGCAGGCGGAGCCGGTGGTCCCGGTGTTGTAATCATTGTGGAGTATTAAAATGGCTGAAGTAGATCGTTGGGTTATTATTTCTCTTGCTGACACAACGCGGCAAGAGTTTGATCCTGAAAAGGGCCTGCGAGAGGTAGTGATTCCTGCGGGGACCGTAGTGAACATCTGTCTGTGGGATGGTGAAACCCAGTGGGTTCCGCCTGAAGGCACTCGCGTAATGCGTGAATCTGAATATCTTGCGAAGGGAAATACTGATGCCTAAGATGGTTGAGAAGAAGGTGCAAAGGGTCAAAACCTTAGAACAAAAGATAAATACTTTTTTTCGCCTATCTCCTCCTTTGTAAGAAAGAATCCTTACGATGGTTGAAGGCGTTCGCATTACAGAAATTGGGGATACGAGGATAAGTGAGAGCGGTGATTTCCGCGTCACTGAAAACTACTTACCGCCAGTTGACGTATTAGCACCTTCAGTTGATATTCTTGTCGCTGCTCTAGCGCCTTTTGTTTTCACGGGTAAGTCTGTCGTTGTCCCCTCTGCTACTATAGCAGTTATGGGTTTTGCTCCTCTAACTAAATTTAGTGCCAATATCCCTTCTATAAATATCGCCTTTGAGGCTCTCGCCGCTTCTATTTCCGCAATTTCGCTTCCACCTTCAGCCCGTATCTATGTGATACCCGCACAAGACACAGTTTACTTCATTCCTGAATCCATCAGGGTTTACGAAGTTGAGGCTTCTTAACGCCCGTGCCTTGTTGATTTTTTATATGCACTGTATATTGAGGCAGCCTCGTGGGGCCAAGGGGGTTTTATCATGACTGATCTTTTAACTTTGAAAGAGCAGCACCCGTTGGACGAACTCGACCATTCGGTTGCTTTCACCAGTTGGCTTTCCTCTGGTGATACTCTTTCTTCTTGCGTGGTTACGGTGTCTTCTGGCTTGACGCTAGGCACAGCCACAAAAGCACCAGTTGCTACTGGTGCTTATGTGGTTTTCTGGCTGTCTGGTGGTGAATCAGGGAAAGAATACGTTGTGCAAGTCTTGGCCGAGACAAGCCAAGGCCGCAGAAAGACGGTGGATGGGTCTATTACGATAATAGACCCTACCTCACCTTAATCGACGGACCCGTTCTCCCCGCCAGCGTCTTCCTTCCCACTTTCATACGCTTCCACGAGCTTGCCATGCATAAACATGGCAACCTCTAATCGCGTCTCATTGCTGAGATCGGGGAAATACTCTTTCAGTTCGAAGTAAATATCGGTCTGGGTAGGGATACTCATTGACATACCTCACATACTTCGCCGTCGTTGGCGTTCTTGGCAGGGATTTTTTCGCTTACAACTTCAGCGCGTTGCACCGAAAGCGAGCGGCAATAGTATAGCCCCTTGAGGCCGGATTTCCATGCCCGCATGTGCGCCTCGTGAAGTTCCTTCTTCGTGGTGTCCGCAGGGAAGAATAGGTTCACGGACTGGCCTTGGTCGATAAACGGTTGGCGGTCTGCGGCGAGGCGGATGATGAAGTTCTGGTCAAGTTCAATAGCAGTCTTGAACGTCGCCTTCTCCCAATCGGTCAAGAACTCAAGGTGCTGAACGCTACCCTTGTTCGCCACGATGCTGTCCCAAGTGTCCTTTGTGTTCTTACCATACTTGTTAAGAACCGCAGACAGGTAGGTATTTCGGACAGGGAAAGAACCCGAAAGAGTCTTTTGCGTGAACACGTTCGCTGGCCACGGCTCGATGCAGGGTGAGACCCCGCCACAAATGATCGAGATAGAGGCTGTGGGGGCGATTGACGTCTTGTTCGAGAACCGCTTGTGGAAGCCTGCTTCCTTGGCGTCAGGGCAAGGTCCGCGCTCGTCTGCAAGCACCCTATCCGCTGCTTCAACGCGGTCTTGAATGTGCTTGAAAATCTTCTTGTTCCAGGCAATCGCAGAAGGCGACTCGAAGGGCACGCCTTGGCTTTGTAGGAAGGAGTGGAACCCCATCACGCCTAGGCCCACAGAACGCTCCTGCGTGGCGCTGTAGATGGCTGCGGCCATGCTTGGCGGCGCACGGTCGATGAAGTCCTGTAGGACGTTATCAAGGAAGCGCATAACATCCTCGATGAACTTCGGTGTGTCCTTCCAACTCATGTAGGTATCGAGGTTGAGGGAGGACAGGCAACATACTGCCGTTCGCATCTCCCCGTGATGGTCGCGGCCTGTTGGAAGGAAAATCTCGATGCAAAGATTTGACGTAGTGACAGGCAGGTTTAGATGCTTGTGATGCTCGGGGATATTTTCATTCACGTTGTCCACAAACATGAGGTAGGGCTCGCCCGTCTCAATGCGTGCCGTCAGAAGCCTGATCCAAAGCCCGCGTGCGTCTACAGTCTTAATGACCGCGCCATCCTTGGGGCTGACAAAATCCCAAGATGCCCCCGCTTCTACAGCGTGCATGAAGGAGTCAGGAATGATGACTGCGTGGTGTAGATTGAGAGACTTGCGGTTAGTATCCCCGCCAGTAGGGCGTCGCATTTCAATAAATTCTTCAATCTCAGGATGGCTCACGTCAAGATAGACAGCCGCAGAACCACGACGCAGGCTGCCTTGGCTCACCGCTAGGGTCTGGCTGTCCATGACCTTGAGGAAGGGCATGATGCCGCTGCTCTCGCCGCGTGCGCCAATGCTTTCACCCACGGCACGCACATTGCCCCAATGGGTGCCAATGCCGCCACCGCCAGAAGCGAGCCACACGTTCTCGTTCCATGTGCCGACAATGCTTTCAAGGCTGTCTTCAACCTCGTTAACAAAGCACGAGATAGGCAGCCCGCGCGTAGTGCCTCCGTTGGCTAGGACAGGGGTGGCGGGCATGAACCAAAGCAGGCTCATATATTGATATAGACGCTCTGCGTGGGCCTTATCATCGGCGTAGGTACAAGCAACGCGGGCGAATAGGTCTTGATAGCTTTCGCCGGGGAGAAGGTAGCGATCCTTTAGGGTTTGCTTACTGAAGTCCGTCAGGAAAACGTCACGGCTATGGTCAACGGCAATAGAAAAACGCTTGGCGCTCATGGCATTTCCTGCTCAGGACATATTTAAGGGAACCCCCACCTTAACGCGGCTAAGGGTTTTTAGGAAAGGACTTGACTTTTAGTTTTCGTCGTAAAGGCTACTTGCTTCGCCCTTCTTGATTTCAGCCACGTAGTTTTCAGCGCTTCCTGCCAACGTAATGACAAGGGCTGTAAAAGCACGCTTTGTATCTTCGCTGAGGTTTTCCACATTATTGTGGATATTTTCGACCAGTTCAGCCGCATACTTGAGGCCATGAAGGAAGCCTGTCGCAAAAACCGCGCTGCCTTCTGCGGCCAAGGCAGCACCCAGAGCCATCCGGTCAATGGTGCCAAGTTTGGAGAGAATAGGGTGATCTTGCATTAGTAGGCTCCTGTGTATTTGGCACTTTTAACAAGGTCGTCTATGGCCGTCAAGCGACGCATGATGCCGTGCATTCTATAGAGAGGCACCATATTAGGCCCGTCAGATAGTGCCTTGTCTGGGTCTGGGTGGGTTTCAATGAACACCCCCGCCACGCGCACGGCTACCGCAGCACGGGCCAAAGGCTCTACGAACTGCCTCTGCCCGCTGCTAGTCCCGCCTGCTCCGCCAGGAAGTTGGACAGAGTGTGTCGCGTCAAAGATGACGGGATACCCTGTCTGCTTCATGATGGGTAGTGCGCGCATGTCTACGACAAGGTTGTTGTAGCCAAACGTAGCGCCACGCTCAGCTAGTAAAATCTGGTTATTACCGGCTACGGCGATTTTTTCTGCGACGTTTGCCATATCGTTCGGGGCAAGGAACTGCCCCTTCTTGACCATGACAGGCAGCCACGTCTTTGCCGCCGCCACAAGAAGGTCTGTCTGCCTACATAGGAAGGCAGGGATTTGTAGCGCGTCTACGACGCCTTCGAGCGCGTAACATTGCTCACATTCATGGACGTCCGTGATGACAGGCAGCCTGAAAGTCTCCCTAATCTCTTGGAAGATGGGGATTGCTGCCTTGAGGCCGATGCCACGCGCGCCAAAGGCCGAGGTCCGGTTGGCCTTGTCGAAGCTGGCCTTGAACACAAGGTCCACGTCCAGCCGCTTGGCCGATTCGGCAAGCGATTGCGCGATCTCTAGTGCCTGCTCCCTGCTCTCAATCTGGCAGGGGCCTGCAATGAAGGATAGCGGCAGCGCATTGGAGAAGGCTGCGGTGCCGATCTCAACTGTGTTCTGTTTGATCATCAATAAACCGCTCCGGGGTCAGAATGCGCAGGGCTTTGATTGCGCTTTCAATCTGCGCGTCAACATCCGCTACCGCGCTATGCGCGTCTAGTGCCGGAATGTGTTTGATACCAGCAAGGTCAATGATGGTGCGGTGTGACCTCTTATTGGCGAAGTGCCATATGCGCTTGCCGGGTTTGCCGAAGCGCGAATAGAAATCTTCCATGATGGCACAATCAAAGTCAGGATCGCGTGCCCAGATAGTTATATTCTGCCAATAGAACGAATCCTGAAGCCAGTTTGCAGCAAAGGTTGGCGTCTGTACATAGTCTTCGTTTACGATGTTTTGCAACCGAAGCGGATCAGTGTTCAACCACCATTTAAGCGTATCAAAGTCAATAACGGCGCCAGCTTTTACTTGCGCGTCTATGTCGATCCTTACATGTGTAATCGCGCCAGACACGACGCTATACACCCCACTATCTTCATCCTCATTAAGAAAGTGACGGAGAGCGTATTCAAGAACAACGCATCCCGGCTTGGTGCCAAGGGTTTCGATATCAAGCATATAGTGGCGGAGCATTTTTTCAGTCCTTTCCTAGATTCGGATATGGAGGGTATCAGAAGCACGACTTACGGCTACATAGCAAGCCGCCTGCTTATCTTCATGGTCCCTGATCGTCTCTAGGTTAGGCCAATCTACGAAAACATGCTTGTAAGTAGAGCCTTGGGCTTTGTGCGCCGTGCTGGCATGTTCGTAGAGAAGAACGGCAAACTTGCTACGAAAACCAAAATAATCTCTTGCCCATGCAAGCCCTCGCAGGGATGACCAAGAGCCTTTGACTGGCGTAAAGGCCTGCTCGTCGGTCATGAAGTCGAGCGAGTATGTGAGGTATTTTGGGTTTTTGAGTGCAGCTTCATAGAGCCAATCATACTGCTCTGGCTTGAAGAACTTGCGAGCCTGCGCCTCGGTAATCGAGAGGCGCTTGTTATCTTCGATGCCTCCGCGCGCAAAGCGCTTTTCTAGCTCGCGGTCGAGCTTAGCGAGTTGGTCCGCAAACTTACGGACATTGCCTAGTGCATCTTCCAAGGCTGGCTTCAAGTGGTTGACGTACATATCAAACGTCAAACCTTTTGCATCAAAGGTAAGGTTAGTCTCAGGATTGAAAAGAGAAAGATCGTAGTAAGGGATCGTCTTCTCAGAGAACGGGTGGCGTTCTTCGGCCATGAAGCCGACATGCTTTACTATAAGTTGGCTATTGTTGTCCGCGACTTTAATGTTGGAATACTTGCCACTTGTAGCCCCACGCGCCCAAATAAAGAACGGGGCCTCAGTCAAGATAATATTTTCTTCGGGCATGAAGTCGTGAACATCAGCGCCGTAGATGGCGCGGCGCTTCATCCTATTTAACTCGCTCACGCGTTTGTTGGTATATGCCACAGCAACCGCATCTTGCGCGGATACGAACGCCTGCTCGAACTTGTCGCTTGAATGATAGGCAAAGACGCTTTGGTTATCTATCGCGTCTAGGTCAATCTGCCCGGTGGTGCGGACAGACTTGCTAACAGCCACGATACCTTGACTGCCGCTTCGCATGACTTCAGCCAACTTGAAGCGCACAGGTATCTTCTCCACCGCATCTACGATGGACGTGCCTTTTACAGGGCGCAACTGTGCGAAGTCGCCTGTCAGGATAGCTTGCGCTTGCGCCGCTTCGACCGCGCGTTTGATGGCGCGCATATCAGCGACATCAACCATTGAGACTTCATCGAGGACCAGAATGCTACCAGATTCCAAGGTATCTCCGCCGCCTCTTTTCCACTGCGCTTGGCCTTCTTCATCTGGGTCATCCGTGGTTGAGGGTGCTTTACCAATCAGGGCAGAAACTGTGGTGGCCGCAACAGAGATGCCATAGCGGGCAAGAGACTTCACCAGCACGGACTTGGCTTTGTGCGTCGGACAAGCGACTAGGACGGGGCGCTTGGTGCTTTCCAGGGCCTTGATAACGTGAGAGATGGTAAAGGTCTTACCACTGCCCGCAGGGCCAAGAAGGAGCGCAAAAGAATGCTCCTTCTTGGTGGCAAACTCAATCAAGCCATCGGCGGCTTGGCTCTGAAGGGTATTCAGTGTCATGGTTTACCTTTTCGTATGCTTCTGCGAGTTTCGCAGGAGTGGGTTCGTCAGCTTGATCTTGGTATCGGCCATTATAGCCTTGAGTGGGGTTGACGACAAGGTGGAAAACCACTTGGGCTATAGGTTGTCCCGCGAGTAGGTGGATAGGTCGATAGCCTTGGTTCTTGAGTTCCAAGGTCAGGTATCCTCGCCACCCTGGTTCAATCACACCGACTCCGACGAACAAACCAAGACGGGCCAAAGATGACTTGTCGTGTAGAAAACCAACGAGGTCAGCAGGCACAGCAAAGTGTTCGTAGGTGCTAGCGAGACGAAATTGACCGGGGTATAGGTCTAGGGGTTGCTTGAGACGCACGTCATATCCGGCAGGGCCAGCACCAAAAGTCATACCTGTTTCGGGATGATGGGTGCGTGGGGTAGCAGGCGAGAAGATATTGCGGGCGAGGATTTCTGAGCCGGTAATAACCATTTGTTTTTTCTCCCTTTACGGCAGGAGGATAGAGCAAGCCACGTCTGCGGCTTCATTGAGGCTATCCGCCCAAAAGCCAACTGCGCTTAGGATCATCGCGTGCTTAGCGATGGTGTTGCGGCCCCTATCCTTGGAAATTGCAAGGATCGGCACTTGAAGCGCGAAGCCAAAACCAATTTCCATGATAGTGCCGAGCGAAGGGGGCGCCCCTTCGTCCTGTTCAAGAAGGTTGGCGATGATAAGGTCTGCTGTGCGGCAGTCATTAAAGTCGCGGCTCAGGATGGCTTTGCTTGTGGCCAGCGGTGAATAGAACGGGTAGGCGCTGGTGGTAAGAGGGCCTTCGTGCTTTAGAGCGCCCTTGCCACGCAGGGGGCTGTAGCCTCGGATAGCGCCGTTGCTGCTGCTTTGAAGCAGATGATCGAGGTCCATGCGCCAGTTTTGCGCTTCGTCAAAAGTGCTGCCGCCAATAGGGCCTGCTAGATAGACTTTCTTGTGCATCATTTTGCTCCTTTATAGGGCTGATTACTGCTCGGTGGTTTTTGAGCGGGCAAGTTGGTGTTCACCGCACCAATCTGAAGCGCCGACAAATGGCCACGCTGCTGAATATGTGATGTCTTTTTTGTTGCGTTCATATGGCGCAGGTCCGGGCGCACGAATGCGGCATTGCCCTAGGTTAAAGTCCTGAGTTCGGCTATCGGCCCACCATTGGCACGTCTGACACTTTGTGGTCATGTCGTCTCTTTTAGCGTGATCTTGCACCGCCTCAATACTTCCACAGGCAATACTGCGCCGATCATTTCGTTAGGACGGCACGCGCCTCTTTCATAGTCGATGTGGTCCAAAAGGACGAGTAGTTCGCCGCGTATCTTATCTTCATTGCTTGGTAGGTATTGGCTCATTCTTTTGTCTCCTTCAGCGCGCGGATGGCGGCGGCGATGGCCTTAGCCTCCCCGGAACCGGGCGCTTTTGTTCCGATACCGCCGACGAACCATTCATGTGTTTCCGCCACCCCCGCGCACCGCTCCCGCTCGGCCTTCGCGATCATCGGCGCGACGGCGGCGAGAGCGGCGCGCAGATCGTTTTTGGACAGCGGCTTCCCTGGCACTAGCACGGTATCTGCCAACGCCATCCACTCCTCCGGCACATCCTCAACCTTCATTGCCCGGCTCCTTCGCGAGTGCTGCGCGGGCACGATATCCCGCATCGTTTGTGGCTTGGTGCAGGTTGAAGCCATTGTATCGCGTGTGGTCGGCATACCACTCCAACGCCCCTTTCAACCGCTCCATTTCCGTCCGCAGCGTTTCGACCTCGGCGGCGGTGGCGACGGGGGCGAGGTAGCGATAGCCATATCGGTAAGCCGCCTCGGGCGTCACCCAATCGTCCTCACCCCATTCCCACTCTTGGCAATCAGCGATCCAAAGGACAGGGTTGTGCTCTGTAAGCCAATGCCATCCATCCACTCCGCGTAGTTCTTTGCGCGGCTCACAACGCGCGCTCATGCCCCATCCCCCTTCACCAGCGGGAGGCGGGCGGTGCCGAGGCGGGTCCAGTATTGGGATTGGCGATAAATTTCTTCTAAATCGCTGCCAGGTCTTCCATGCGTGATGCGTCCGTCAGGGTGTTCCCACACCGCCACCTCCACCATCTCCCCACGCGCAGGCGCGGGATCGGCGGGGAGGGCGTCGAGGGCGGCGAGGCGTGCCAGAATGCGAAGAACCGCGGCGTGGTTTGCCTCGGTGCCGTTCCGAGTGCAGGACCACACCCGAACAGCCTCCGCCACGGCCTCCAACGCTTGCAAGCGGGCCAAGCTCTTACTTTTCGTAGTTTCAGTCATTTAGGGGTTCCTTTCTTCTCCCTTGACCGACAAGGGCAAGGCGTGGCATAGCCTACCACGCTCCTCAACGCAAGCGGGAAAGTTGTTGTAAATGCAGATCAACATGGGGGAGCCTTATTGGCTCTTTGACCGTTCGCAGGTCCGACGCCTTGAAGCTGATGCTCTCTACGTAGGCGATTTCGCGGTGCGCAGCAGCAAGGGCCTTTGGTCCTCTATCCCTGTGGCCGTGTTCTACACTCCGAAGCCTCGTGAGGGCTACACTAACCACTACTTCGGCGTCTACAAATCCCAAGCGAGGCTTGATATGCCAACTTGGATGATCTGCGACGCAACTTCAGTTGCCACTCACCTTTGGCACGGATTGGAGATGAAGGGCGAAGTTATCTTCTCTCGCTGGCGCCATGACTTTAGGTGTTTCTCCTTCGGTGGCCCTTACGTCGTTGGTGGGCCTGACTATACGCGGGTTGTAGGGCTTACCAATCTCGCGAAAAACGTTTCACTGCGCCTCGTAGACGGTATTTTTAAGGTAATCTGATGCACTTCATCTTCGCGTGCGACCACCCACAGCGTAAGACATTTACGATGGGTTGGGCCTCAAAGCCCGTTCAAAAAGCCGCAAAGGCTAATACGTACTGGATTTCTGACGTAGTTAGGGGAGTAGACAGCCTTGAAAGCCTGTCTGCTGCTATCAAGGGGCGTCTGAAGCACCCAAAGGGTGAGAGGTTTGCAGTCATGCGTGGGGTTTGGCACCCCTTGGCGGAGATGTGTGCCTTGGAGGAGCAGCGTAAGGCGCATATCACGGAGATGGGAAAACAGGGCAAGCCCGTTCCTGCTTCGCAGATGGTGCCCTTTGTGCGGAAAGGCGAAAAGCACCCGCATTTCCTACGCCGTAAGGGCATCGTGCAGGACTTGCCGGTAAATTGGGTTTGTTTTGATTTCGATGGCCTTCAGATTGAAGGCATGGGCGACTTTGACGTGGCCAACCCGGTGCCGTGGGCGCAAAAGGCAATCGGGATGGAGCTTGGTCCTGATTTTGCTTGCGCTGACTATGTGTTGCAACTTTCTTCCTCAGCGGGCTTAAAGCCTGGAATCTCAGCGCATTGTTGGTTTTGGCTGGAAAAGCCGATGGACGGGGCGGCGTGGCGGGCATGGTATGCACGCAGGACGCGCGAATTGGGCCGCAAGCCTCGCATTGATAAGACCCTCTTTGAGCGTGAGCGTATTCACTATATTGCCACGCCAAAGTTCGACGGTGGCACCGTAGACCCTGTGGCCGAAGCGGGGCAGGACCGGTATATCTTGGTTGAGAATTTTGATAACCAAGTCTACCTCAAAGACGTAGAAGGGCTTCATACGGAGGCGCAAGCTGAACGTGAGGAGGTCACGGTTGATTTCTCCGATGAAAGCGAGCGCGCACAGGAGGCTTTTAACCGTCCCGGTGTGATCGGCGCCTTCAATCGGTGCTTCTCCATGTCGGACTGCATCAATCGCTTCCTCTATGCCCATTACCGCATAGACACGCGCGATGGCCGCGTGACGTGGCTTAAGAGCGAGGCCCCTGGTGGATGCCGCATCGTGGCTGGCAACACGCGGATGTTCTCGACGCACAATGGCGACCCGCTTGAAGGCTATGTGGGCACTGCCTTTGACCACATCCAAG